AGTTCAATGTCACCTTTGTTCCAAGTAGTAACACCTTGTTGCATCCACTTTGGTAGCAACTCATACATTGTTTGATATCGATCTAAAACTTCTCTTGCAGCAGTAGCTTTGTTCGCAAGGATAGCCACAGTTTTATTGGCTTGGAAAATCGTGTACCAAAGAATGTAGGCTGCAGATGTAGTTGTCTTACCTTGCTGACGACCTTCCATAAGAATCACACGACGATTATTATGAATTACATTCACCTTGTTCTTTTGGCAGTCGTATAGTTTAAATAATTTTAAACCATGATCCAGCGTAACAATATAGCAGTAGGTTTCGATAAAGTATATCGGATCTGCTGCACACTTCATGTACTCTTTTACATCTTCAGGTGTAAAGTCAACAGTAACTCCAGCTGCTTTGAGATTAGAGTTTGAATTATAAATTTCAGCCATAATTAAAATCCGTCTAACCAATTCTCCGTATTGACAGTTGCAGTGGTGACATCACCTTCTGCAGTATAAATTCTATTTGGATTACTAAAGTCTTCATTGTCACCCATATTAGCATTAACAGTTTCAATAATACTTTGTCCTCCTATTGGTCCAAATAGATTAATCTTCATTTGAAAATTTAAACTATGTGTAACAAATCTACGAGTTTGAAAATCGCCATCGTAATCGTCTTGAACTGATACGCTATTTAAAATAATAGGCACATCAATTTTAACATTCATATCTGGAACTACATTAATTGTTAGTGTATACTCAGGTGTGAATGTTGGAAGAATTTGCTCAATAATTTGTAAACCATCTTCTTGTGTTTTTGTGAGAATGTATAGCGACAAGTCTAAATTATATGGAACAGGAGTATACATAGTGGATACTGTACCAGTTCCATCACCGCACTTCAACTGTTGCATACGATTTACTTTACGTGAAGGATCGTAGTTGTATCCAATAATCTCAAATGACATTCTTGGAAGAGTAGTATAAACATGATTTTCCAAAGATGGATCTTGTTCTAAACGAACAACCCATTTTTCCTTTGGAGCATAAGCAAGAGGAACTTGTAATCTTTGGATAACTGTACCAGTCACAGAATCACCCTGACGACGATCGATATAGATGTCACTGAATAGTGAACCAAATCCCACAATACACTTGCGAATTATTCCGTGGTAATATACATTATTATTTAACATTATGGATTATTCGTATTATCAATTTCACCAAATGGATTTGTTACGCTGAACAATACATCTTGTGATTGGGTTTTAAATTTATTGTTATCACCAAAAGATTCTGGTTTATCAATATTGATATCAATACTTGCTGTTGCTAAAGCACCAGCTCCACTACCACCTGTAATAGAAACTACTGGAGCAGTTTGATATCCAGATCCTGGATTAGTTACAGTAATACTAACAATTTTATTTGCATTAGCACCAGTTCCACGAACAGCAGTTGCAGTAGCACCAATACCAGTTGAACTAGTAAAGGATACTGTTGGAACAGAAGTATAGCCAGATCCTTGATTTGTCACTGTAATAGAAGTAACTTCCCCTGCTGGCGATCTAGTAGTATTAGTTGTGAATGTTTTGAGTGTTTCAAACGCATCAATCTCTGCGATGCCAGTATCAATCTTCTCAGAAGCATACTGAAACAATTCAACTTGTAATTTAAATACGTATAATTTGCCAAGTTGATAAAATGGATCTTGATGTTTTACAAACTTAATTTCAAACAAACCTTTGGTCAATGGAAAGTAAATTAAATCACCTTCGCATGGACGATTGGGAAGAATAGTTTGACCATAACGACCAACTAGCTGATCCCATCTACGACGAGCAACTACCAATGTAGCTGACTGTTCCATCATTAGACCAAACTTCTGAATAAATGCACCTTGACCATCAAGAGAATCTACATTCTCAAAGTACATTTCGATTGGGAATGATGATGTAAATTTTGATAGACGATCTTCACCAAGAATCTCATCTTTAGAAACTAATGTTCTTGGAATGTACATGAACTCATTACCGTAAATCTTAAGAGATTCGATAATGAGATCTTCAATTAGGTACTGCTCATTCTTAGTACCCTGAGTAAAATAAACATTAGTAGGCATCTATTATCCCATGAAGAAATCTAGAGGTGCTGATTTATTTTGCAGTTCGTCTTCGAGTTCTTTGATTTCTGTGGTTGCCTCATCGTATAATTTATCACCATCCAGAGTTACACCACCTGGAAGTTGAATACCACTAAACTTTTTAAGATTAGTAGCCCATTGTTTTTTAATTAAAGCAGTAATGTAATGTTTCAACCATGGCTCGTTATAAACTTTAGACCATGTTGTTGGATCCATTGCACGATAAGATTGAACGATGATATAATCACCGAGAATAAAATCTGTTGCCCAGTTAGCGTCTAGGTATAAACGACCATTCAAACGATTAAATCTATATCCTTGATGACCATTTAACTCTAAATCTAATAGAGCCAAATGAGACATAACTGTTTTGTAATAGATTAAGGAAGTAGATGTTAAATCATACAAGTCGTTTAATCTTAATTGATACTGCAAGTCAAAAATGTTCTTTGAAGAAGATGCTTGACCAGCAGATAGAACCTTTGTGACACCCCAAACATAGTCTGGAATATCAATATAACGATTGTCGTATTCACGAAGTGTAATAGAAACTGTGGTTGCAGATTGACCAGAGTTTGCGCCAGTGATTGCTTCACCAGCAGTAAATGTACCAGTAATATTTTTAACCAGCAATAGAGTGCCAGAAGAAGTTCTGCTGGATTCTTGACACACTTCAGCAGTGGCACCAGAAGATGCTCCAGTAATTCTTTCTGCTAAACGAAAATTTGCAGCAACAGAAGTAGTAAGAACAATTTCTGATGCACGAATTTGTTGTTTTAAATAAATCTGTTCAATACCTTCGTAGTGGTATAGTCTCCAATAATCTATCGCTTCATCAATACGATCTTCGACTTGGTCATCATCCACGTTGATTTCAAGCACAGGTGCACCCAATGCTCGTAAAGCATACTGTTTTAATCCGTCTCTTGTGCTGACTGCCATATTTTTATCCTAGTGCAATTGCCATTGCAACTGCTTTTGTGAGTGCTTCACGAACAGTAAATTCAGTCGTAGCAATCTGAGTTGTAGAAGTTGAAAGTGCAGCAGTTGGTGCACTTGGAGTTCCAGTAAATGTCGGTGACGCAGAAAACACAAGAGAACCTGTGCCTGTTTCATCCGAGATAGCAGTTAGCATCTGCGCTGATGTGGCAGTAAATGTATTACTACCAAGATCAAAAGTTTTATTTGTTAGGGTATCAGTAGTTGCTTTACCAACCAATGTATCAGTTGCAGCTGGTAAAGTTATTGTACCAGAAGCTGCAGCTGCACCTTGCACAATTGTTGTGCCAGAAGAAGAACCATTAAACCTAACAGTCTTACCTGCAGCAACTGCAAGATGTTCTGAGGAAGTCCACGAACTGGTTGATTGAACCCAGTTGAAAGTTTTGTCAGTAGCACCCTTAAGAGTAATACCACCACCATCTGCAGTAGTATCAGTTGGAGATGCAACAGAACCTAATTCAATATTTTTATCATCAACAGTAAGAGTTGTTGAATTAATAGTGATAGTTGTACCATTAACTACTAAATCTCCACTAAGCGTAAGGTTTACTGCAGTTGCTGTTCCAGTTAAAGCAGGACTTGCGCTAAGAACAACAGAACCTGTACCAGTCGATGTGGTTACACCAGTACCACCGCTTGCTACTGGAACTGTATCACCTGAAACGTACTCAGCCAAACCTACAACATTACTACCGCTGTAGGTGGCTTTTACTGGAATTTTATCTGCCATTTATATTATGCCGTTAATTTTAATGTCGTTACCGATGTGCCATCTGACTTAGTAAATGGTAAGTATACTGTATCTAGACTAGTAGCTAATGCACTAGCCTCAGTGAATAATGGAATGTTTGACGCATTCCCATCATATTTAGTAAACGGAAAAGACTTGTTTGTTGTAAAAGTAATTGTGTCAGTTGAGGGACTGGTAATAATACCAATAACTCCAGCTGCAGCAAGTGTCAATGTATCAGTGGCAGAGTCTGCAAGAACGCTTGATTGTCCTGATACTGCAATAGTTGTAAACGAGTTACCACTACCACCGCCACCACCAGCTGGTGTAGTCCAAGAAACTCCAGTAACAGTAGAAGTTAAGACTTGACCTTCTTCTCCTACACCACCACCAGCAGTTAGAGTGCCTGTAAGTATAGCAGAGGAAAGAGTTTTGTTTGTTAGTGTATCGGTTGTTGCACGACCAACTAATGTATCAGTGCTTGTTGGTAATGTTAAAGTACCAGTATTAACGATAGTACCAATTACTGGACTAGTGAGGGTTTTGTTGGTTAGAGTTGCTGTGGCAGTAGCTGATGGATATAAATCAATCGCATTGGCTGATGTTTTGTAATACAGTTTTCCATCAGCATAGTTTAATGCTAATTCACCGTAATCTAAATC